ATGAAATCAATGCACCGCATTCTATTCTTAGCCGTGTTTGTTATCATGCTTTCTGCCTGCGGCTCAACGAAAGAAGCCACACAAAAATCAGATAACCAGCAAAGTCCCACAGTAGAGAAAGCTGTTACAACACCAACGGAGACGGCAGAAACAGTTGCTAAGCCAAAAATCGTTTCCATTGGGATTGTTAATTCCCCTACTACTTTAAACCAAATTAACCATCAAGGAGATTCTGCATCCCAAACTGTACTTAGTATCATCAATGATTCACTGTTAGATCTAACAGAATCATTTGAATTTGTCCCTAAGATTGCTTCATCAATTGAAACAACAGATAACCAAACCTTCATCATTAAGTTGAATCCTGAGGCTAAATGGAATGACAACGAGCCCTTCACGACAGCCGATATAGCTTTCACATTAACAACTGCGCTGAATCCCAAAGTTGAAAGCACCATTCGAATTTCTTTTGTAGAGGGCTTGGATGATGCGGGTAAAATCCCTGCGGGGCAAACTGAAATTTCCGGGTTGAAAATTATTGATAAACAGACCTTTGAAGTAAAAAGCAAGACACCTATCGACCCTAATATCTTCAAAGAACACTTTGGTACGAACATCAACTTTTTACCGGAGCACATCTTAAAGGATGTAAAACCAGAAGAGCTGGCTACCGATCCCTATTTCCAGAATCCTACCGTAACCATCGGTGCCTTCAAATACTCCAAGTTTGCCAAAGACCAGTATTTTGAAGCGGTGCGTAACGAAAATTACTATCGTGATATTGCTAAGCTGGATAAGATCATCGTCAAGGTACTGCCTGCAACAAATCTCGTAGCTCAATTGCAAACCAATGAAATTCAATTAAACTCCTTGCCTGTTGGACTTATTCCGATTACAGATTATGAAACTGTCAAGAATTTACCTAATATCAGCCTTTCATCAAGTACTCCATCGGAGCCAGCAGAGCTTTTTTTCAATGTAACGAAGATTACCGATCCTAAAGTACGTCAAGCTTTTGCATATGCAATTAACCGTCAGCTGATCGTTGACCAACTGTTTAAAGGTCAGGCAGATATCATCGATGGGGGTATCCCGAACAACCATCCTTACTACGCCAAGGATACCCCGTTATATACGTATGATCCTGAGAAGGCAAAGCAATTGCTTAAAGAAGCGAATTGGGATTCAAAACGTGAAGTTCAGCTGCTTGTCCCTTCAGGTAACAAACTTCGCGAACAAGCTTCCGAAATATTAGTTCAGAACTTAATTGCAGCTGGCGTGAACGTAAAAATACAAAAATTCGATTTTGGTACTCTGATTGGAAAAGTAGACAACGGGGATTATGATTTAACCATCTTTAATCGTGATTATTACTTTGAACCCAGCTTATATTTCACACTGTTTAAAAGCGATAACGAAAATAATTTCCTGAAATATAATAATCCAAAAGTGGATGCACTTATTACCAAAGGTGAAATTGAAACTAACTCCACGAAGCGCCTTGAGATATACAATCAACTACAGGCTTTGCTACATGAGGATCTTCCTTCTCTAGCCATATATTCTGAAAAACGTTTACAAGCTGTTTCTAAGGATATCATTGAAGGTAGACCCGCTAATGTCGGACAATTTAATAACGTAAACAAATGGGATATTAAAAAATAATAACAACTAACGGTCAGAATAAGATCACCAAACCTAGGCGAATGCCATACAATACCTTGAGATCAATAAAACAACCAAACTCAAGGAGTGATTGTTCTGGAACATTATCAAATGACACGTCACATGCAACCGAACATGCAACCGAACATGCAACCAAATATGCAGCCAAACATGCAGCCAAACATGCAGCCAAACATGCCACCACATATGCACCCACATATGCACCAAAAGCCGTTAGTCGTACATCCCGTTGACCATTGTGTAGTGGAGACATTGAAATCCCTAACAGGAAAATGTGTTTTGTTGGAAACAACTCGTGGAAAAGTCGAAGGCATTGTATGTGACTGCAAACCAGACCATGTCATCTTGCAATGTCGTGGCAAAAATTTCTACGTCCGAATATTTGAAATTGTCTGGATTATGCCTGAGTAAAGATTCTTAGAATACGAAGGATACTTAAAATGAGTGAGCGATATTAAAAGGGGATATATAGTTTATGAGCTGCTTTAGCGCAGCTCATTTTTTCGTGAGTTAACTTCGATTTGTCTTCTCGTTGATTTCTTTTAGTTCTCTCTCCATATTTTGAAGGGATCTTTTGTTTGAATTTGAGTTTTTAACTAACGTGATTGCCACGTAAATGATAAATATCCAAAAGGAAATTGTTACGAGCTGAATCAATATAGCTAACAAAGAAAACATCATGTGTATCATCCTTTCATTATCCAATAATAACAGGATACCATATTATGGATTTATATAATTGGAAAATACGCTTTACGGGAAAAATGCTTCTGCGTAGCTCTTATTTGTGTTTGTAAATTTAAAAATAGTTATTAATGTCAGAGGAGTCATGTATTGCATTCTATGCAGGGGATTAAAAGGATGAGTACTTAAAAAATATATAGTATTGATAAGTGACCGCTACGCGGATGGATTGTCCTTGCGATCGCTGTTGCCCCCAAATTTTTTTAATATACCGCTGTTGCGGTGAAAATTCAGGGGCAAAGCGTATGCTTTCGAAGTAGCTTTCCAAGGGAAAGCTTTTAGGCGAACGCTACGCTTCTCCAGAACAATTCCAGTATCGAAGCTACTATCAGCATAGGATTCTATTTTAAGCGAGCACTGATTATGAATTAGAGCCATTTTATAATTTTATAATTTGTGAATTTGTGATTTCACATATCACAAGTTATATCCAGAGCTGCCCGGTCTGGTCGGATTAGAAATAATACCGAGGATAACTAATAACCCTAGCAACGTGTTCATCAACGTGAGAACATCTCCAGACATTTGCTCTGTTAACTCGTACATCCCGGTTACATGTCCAAACAACTGCGCCAACAACAGTAATTGTGAGACAATACTAGCCCACAAAGCCCCGTTACGCCATCTTCGCTTATTCATCATCATTTGTCTCCTTTCAAATGGTTCTTCATCATTGTTATTACACCTGGATCAAATAGCCCAACATTATAAATCATCTGGATCATGTTCAGCTCTAGCTTGGATTTATCGGCTGAAGTCGTGATCGCGTTCGCGCGCTTAGCAGCCATAACAGCATCTGTGTAATTACTTACGTAAGCCTCTTGTCCAGATATGTTGAGGCGTTTCTCCATGGCTAAAATGCGCTTATTTTGTTCATCTATCGTTTTTACTAATTGTGCGATTTGAACACCTACGATTTTGTCACCTTCCTGCGGCTTCTCTAGAGATTCCTCGTTACGTTTCAAGTCATACTGATATAAATTGTACGTATCCATAATCGTAATGAGCTTGTCCGCATATTTGGGATCTGTAGCATAACCAGCAGCAGCTACTTCCTTGGCGGCTGTTTTCCCATCCTTATTTAGCACTTTGGCATAGAGATTCCGATTCCACGATACCCCATTCGTAATCAGCTTGGAATGATCAGCAATAGATTCTCCCCAGTTGTGATATGCACGGAATGCCGCATCCACTTTGATTGGCTTTCCGCCTACATATTCGGTGGTTGACATAGTAACGCTACCCACAGTTCCTCTTCCTTTGATGCCAAAAAGATTGTTAGCCTTAGTCGTCAAGCCACTATTACCCCATGCAGACTCTAGTGCAGCTTGCGCGATGGTGAGAGATGCAGGGACGCCGCAGTTGCGATTGTCCTCTATGGCATATGCAGCAATTTTTAAGATAAATTCATTATTGTTCAATTTACAGTCCTCCCACTTTAATAGCGGTCACTATTGCAGCCATCACAATAGCTATTATTGATCCGCTGATAGTACGCCACAACCACTTCTGGTTATCCTCAATCTCATCAAGTCGATGGTGCGCTGATTTAGCTGAACTTAACGCTTCCTGAGCAATATCTTTAGCGTTCAATTGAGCATCCAGTTTGGTTTCTACCCGAGTTAACCGTTGTAATATTTCTGTCGTTTCGTCCATTGATCTCCCCCATTTCCTTATATAAAAAAATTGCCCTCATGGTTATGAGGGCATAAAAAATACACGCTCCATGTGCGGCGTGTCGTCTAAACTGCTTCTATTGGTTGTCCATTCTCATTAAGTCCCTGTGCTTCAAGCTTCGCTCTAACTGAACCCTGCTGTTTAGTCGGCACTTGATCAAAAGTGATGTCGCCCCAAATAATTAGAGATACCATTACAATTACCATATTCATTCCACCTCCCTTCGCTGTTTTCATGAGTAGCCAAAACAAAAGACGGCTCATGACATTCAAGTCACTCACCGCCTAGCAAATTATATATTTCAAATAGTGCATTTTTGTTCTCTCTGTCCTTATCTTCGATCTTAGTTTCAAGTTCTAGATTCTTTGCTTCTACTTCCTTCACCTGTTCCGTCAGCGGCTTGCCGAAAACAGGCGGCGCTTCTGGCTCGCTTGGATCGGGATAACTGAATTCTAGTTCCAGCGTTTCAGGATTGACCCGAACTCCGCTGGATTGATTAAATTCTTCAGCATATTGTCCGTATTCCAGTTGGATCATGCCCACAGTTTCGGGCACTCGTTCATTTAATTCTTTGTATTTTTTGAAGTCTTGCTCTATCGTTGATTGTACATCATCAGTCCCCTTACGGTCACATGTATCGACAAGCACAGCACCTGTGAATGTGTCGTAGTATAACTTTCGCCCCATATAATACATTATCATCACCTCAATATTATTCTATCGCGATCCAATAGATATTAGATAAATTGTAGCCACCATTTTGATTTCCGAGATACTTCGAGAATGATCGACCGTCTATTTTGCCGCTGGTAAGTTCTGTTTTGCTTGCATTATTTGGTCCATAGCCCACTCCTGATGCACTATTATCCCCATATTTTGATGTTGAGAGTATAAAAATTTGACCAAAACTATAGCCGTCAGCTCTATATTTTAATACAACGAAAGTCGGGGTAAACGGTAGATTAGCTACATAAATTGTATCGCCTGTAAAAGGTACCATGTTTCCTTCGACGTATCCTTTTCCCATTTGAATCTGCCCTATTTTGGCTGCTATTGTCGTCCACGTATCCGTGTTTAACGCTGCCACATCCTTGCCCCTGATAGCTTCCGAAATCTTAGATTTAACAGCAGGAAGGAAAGTAGTCTGCACGTCCTGTGTAGCCTTTACAGCGCTCAATACGTCTGAGTCTGCCGCTAATCGTTTATCGAATGTGTACGCCCATATATTGCCGCCCATTTCGACTGTGATCATGTTTACTCCAACTGATGAATCCTTATACTTTCCAAACTTCACCGCGTCCCATTGCGCCTGTGTAAGCCCCACGGTTAAGTTCTGACCACTCGTTGCCGTTTTCGTGCCTATCACAACACCGTTGACCTTTTCCGTTATCGTGGACATGTTGCCGTCTGTTGTGATGGTATACGTCAAGAGGTTGGATTTGTTGTCTTTCGTACCGATGAATCCCGGCGGTATTGAGTTGGAAACGGCTGTCCACGATCCGCTAAATAGCACACCTGACGCACCTTTGCGAATAGTTAGAGGTGCGGACATATCCAGTGTTAAATCAACTAATGATGACGGGTTTGTCCCTGCGCCAACCGTGATAGCCGCACCCCATGTATCACCGTTGTTTGTTGACTCAATACGCTTCGTAACTCCTACATCTTCGTAAGTGATGAATAATTTGCCATTCTTATTTGCCGTCAATGTTGCATTTGTACCCGGAACAAGTTTTTGCATGGTTGACCACGTTACGCCCGAATTAATTAATTTGCTGAACCTGATATAATTTGTTGTCGTGTGCGCTGTATCTGTCCCATGCCACGCCATGCCTACCAGCCCATTAGCTAATCCATTTATACTTTTTGGTACGAACGTAGACGATATGGATGTCTGGGCGTATCCACCAGCGGTGAGCGGATAGTTACTATCAGTCCAAGTCGATCCATTATAGGTATATGACGTTATCCCATCATTACCGCTTACGCTTACTAGTCGCTCTGCAATTATTAGGGGGTAACCACTGCTAAGGAAAGCAATCGTAGGATTTTTAAGATTTATACTTGCTGTATCGAACGTAGTTATCGGTTCCGCCGCACCCCACGTTACCGCCCCTGTAGACGCATTAATAACCCCTTTTGCATATCGGATATTGAACGAGTTGGGATTCGTTGCGTTTTTACTAGACCACGCCGCATGTAGCTCTGTTCCGGCTTCGTTGACAGCAAGGGAGCAGTTACCTAACGCTGTTTGACCTTGCTCTATAAAACCAGAGTATGAAGATGTGCCATTTGCAATATTATAATGGCGCCAATTTACTGACGATCCATTGGCGTATGTCATCATAAAATAAACTACATTTCCTACAGCTACGATGGCTGTATCTACCAGACCTGTAACTCCTGACTGAGTATGTTGAGTCCACGTTAGTCCATTATCTATTGATCTACGAAGGACATATTCAGTAGTCGTCCTTATGCACGACACTAACCATCCATTTGCCAGCCTAACTAACTTTCTCCCACCATTACCACTTGTATCATAAGCAGCAGCAATAACCGTTGAATCTACTATATTTGGCATCTAGCCACCTTCTTTCTTATGAACCTAAAATATTATTTATGGCTATAACTAATTTGGTAGCATCAACGCCAGACGCGCGTGACGCGACCAAGACAGATATAGCAGCGGCATTCTGTTGCACACCATCCACAAGGTCATTCAATAATCCCTTTTCGTTTGTCGCATATGATCCAGTAATTAAGGAGATCGGTGACTTATCATCACTAAGATATGTTATAGAGTAATTAAAGGATAAGTCTATAGATCCCTTATCCGCTGAATGACTTATCCATTCTCCATTACCAGACAAGGGACTTCCTTTGGCTAGAACATCCCAACCATATTGCCTCTTAGAGCCTTCAAAAATACTTAGTACTCTAGCTACTCTGTATTTTAAATATTTTCCGTATCCAGTTGCATTGGCACTATACGTCTGGCTTCCGGGATCATAGGTAGGAATAAAATTTTCCCTCAATACAATACCTGCACCTACATCAACTAGATTTTCTCCATCTTGTAGTGTTAGTTGCCCTTCGTAGGTCACTGATTCAACAACAGGAGTTGCTAGTTGGTATAAAAGGTTGTATGGTGTCCAGCTAGGTATCGCTACAGTTGGCAATGTATGTGTGCCTGAACCATTTACTATTAATCCGATTGAAGATGAAATTGTACTTGGGCTACCCACACCAATATAACGCTGCGCCCATCCTTTATTTCCCATTCCGTTATAAGGCTCAAGATTAGTGTTCCAAGTTTCGACTTTTAGCATTATCCATCCCATGAAATACGCTTTGATTTCGTCGGATGTTGGTGTGTAATCGTCACCCCATCCACTGTCCGATGCTGCCACACTTATAACAAGAGCTTTTGGTGATTCCCATGTTCTATTCGTGTATTGGTCTTTGGCATTTATATTATCATCTGGGACATTAAACATTAGTTTGCCATCATATTTAGTAAAATAGTTACCATCTTGACCATTTTTAATGTTCGATGGCGAATTAACTAATATCGCTTTATATCCAGTAGCTGTTGCACCATATCGGTAAACATCAGCTTCCCCAAGAACCCATTTTTTCCACTTAGCTAACTTGAAATACTGTCCATCCTTCTCAAACAATTCATCTGCATTCAAACCCGTTGTTGGATCGGCATGTAGTTCTGTTTGGAACGCAAGCATGGAATCTTCACGCGGTTTGAAAGGCTTGGCTACGGTTCCTAATGTCAGCATGGGATTTTCCCAAGTGAATGTACCTGTTCCAGCTATATCAATATATGCTTCAATCAGGATGTACTTAGTATCAGGTAGTGTCTTAAATGTACCCTTAGTATAAATAGCGACTAAGTTAGCATAAGTAATGCCGTCTATCGAGCTGTAAACTCTCATCAAAGCCCCACCGCTATTTAAATAGTAGTCAGTATTTGGTAATACTGCGATATTAGGTGATGATGAACTTTGCGCTTCGCTAGTTATAGTCTTTGTATGCGAAATTTTATAGCCGCTAATCAATAGAGCGTTAGCATGTAATCTTGCCCACTCATAAAACGGTGGCAGTAGATTCTCCCCATATCTAACTACATACGGATTCTCCACCCCTATGACACCTGTTCGCCCTTGACCATTAATTTCTGTTTTACCCTTGATGCTACCAAACCGAAAACATGCGTCATGCTCGGCGTGTATAACTTGTAATCCCGGCTGCACCGTGAGGGATTGCCGGGCAGCGGTATCTAATCGTTCCTTGATCTCAGTCAGATCGGTAGCAACCTTGTTTACCGCCCGTGGTGTTGCTGCCTCCGTCTCTGACTTGCTATTCGTCTCATTGCTTAATTTCGTAATCCCCTTTTGTGTAAGTGAGGCATCAGGGATATCTACGTCAATAGAACCAATAGCTTCACTAATCTGCTCATCCACATAGGTCTTCTCTGCTGCCTTTGTCTGCAATTCTTGAATCGACTCGGAAGCCTTATTCATATACCAGTTCAACCAAGCCGCGGGGGGTTTGTCTTCTACTTCCCATCCTATTTCCCGCTTGGATAGGGGTGGCTCTATGCCCTCCGCTTTCCAGTCTGGTGCTTTCTTATCAAATGCCATGTTATCCCTCCTATATTGGTAATCCATAATCGTTACCTGGTACATACACGGTTCCTAAGGAACCGCCTGTCGTCATGTCTGGATCAGCTAGGCCGAATGCATCGTGTTGTAATTGGTCATAAACCGATGACAATCGGAATGTTCCCGCTAACTCAATCTGTGCCACACGGACACCGGCTGCCACGGTTTTTTGGATGATCTGTCCGAACTGCATTGGTGACAACCCTACTTCATTCAGCCTTTTAATAGGCACTCTGATCAAAGAGAGTGCCGCAGGCTCAGGATCACTTGGATCGTTAAATTTCTCTTGAATACGAATGTCTGAGTGGTGACTATCTAATGCAAGAGACAATACGCGAATAATCGTGTTGACATCCGTCTTGGATAGATTCCTCGCGATCTTAGATTTCAGAAGCACCCGATACACTTCGTCCGTCGCTGCTCCGCGTGGTTGAATGACGTTCTGACCGATTCGGTCCAGTGTCGTCCCTTGGGCTTCATCAATACTTCGCCACTCTTGAACCTTCACTAAAGTGCTGTTCAAATCATTCATCTGTCCATAAAGAATACTGATTAATTTCCCAATATTGCTATTAGGATTCTTATTGAACACATCTGCGAACCGAGATAACATCTCCTTCACGCTAAACATGACGTTTAACCTCAATATCTGCTGTTCGGATCTGAGCTACTTGATAACGCTCTAAAGTGATATTATCCTCAACTAAGACATTACCCTTGCCGATCGACAAGGTGAAATCCTCAATACCTTCGATCTGATTCACAGCACTAACTAGCTTTTTATACACTGCGGGTGCGCCCATGGATAGGCCATTATAATAGCTGCCTCCATCTTCCCCTCCAATATAACGAACAATCGCAGAACGAATCTGCGCATCGCCATCCGCAGGATACTGCTCATTTCTAATCAAAGTGACGGAGACTTGCAGAGCAACCTCTTCTGCCCGACTAAATTTGACCTCATGATCGTAACCACCAATGTCTTTGACTACCTTCACAATGTCCCCATAAGACTCAATTCCTCCAGCACCTGTATTAAAAATCGCCTGTGCCACTTCATCGTCATTCCCACCAAGGACATAACATTGGTAAGTATGAGGAGGACGCCCCGAAGCATCCGGCTCCTGATTGAAATTCTGAATCACCGTGGCTGCTCTCACAGAACGAATCCTTAACAGAGCTCCGATCAGAGCATCAATGCTAGCTGCCCCACCCCCAGCGACAGATTGCGTGAACAAATCTCGGAATTCCATATCACTCATTTTCTCTCGCCCACCCGTAGTTGGATCTGAGTTCACAACACCTGTTACATCTGGATTAGGATTCACAATGACGGTAATGGTTGAAGCCGCTACATTCCCACTTTGACCAGAATTCACAGCCTCAATACCTACCTCACCCGTGCCATTATGATCTAGCGTCACACGACTTGTCGTATCGAAATAGATTTGTAATTCCGTGCCCAATCGAAATCCTTCTTCCACAATTCGTCCGGGTGTTCCCGTTAATTGGACAGTTCCAACCGCATATTGATCCAACACACGCGTAATCCCCACATAAGGTCCAAGTCGATCTAAACTGCTACCTTCTGCACTATTAATATAGCTACTGTTGTATACATCTTCTGCTGTCACCCATAACTTGGAGAGAAACCATGCAAATATTCGCAAAATAATACCCAGTGGTGATCGTTCCGATGTATTTGCTTTTTCCCCGAACGTTTCCTTCGCTTTATCTTCCATTTCTGCGAATAAGTCATCGAAACGTCTGCGCTTAAATCCTGTTCTATCCAGCACCTATACTCACCCCTTCCACCTGAATCTGCTCCCCGTCTATCGTGGTAGCTTCGAATGTAACCAGTAATGTACGCGAATTCTGATTGATCGTAAATTCGATGCGATCGACCGACTGAATCCGTTCCTCTTGTAATAATCCCACGGTCAGCTCATCACGCATTTCTTCCTCATTGATTTGTTTGCCTAAAAATTTAGAGAAGGGTATCCCCATGTCTGGATTGAGGAACCATTCCCCTTTATTCGTACCGATGCCAATCTGACAGCATTGCGCGACTTCCATCGTATCCTCCAACGTTTCTAAATCACCCGCATGATTAAAGATAATGTCCCCGGTCTGATCTAGCTTTAAAGACTGCATGCAAACACCCCCACAATCACTGCATCATTCACATCATGGCTTCGCTCTGTATCTACAGTAGCTATCTGCCCTGTTACCACATTCTTAATTTCCATATCCGCACATACAACAAAGACGGTATCTCCCACCTTAAGCAAGGGTTTATATACCGTCTCTATTTCACCGATTAAGAACCTATGTCCAAGTGTCGGCACGCCTTGAATCATCGCGGGTTCATCCTCAGATACTCGGATCAAGGGCTGCACATCAGCCTTGCATGTCACTTGATCATAATGAACAACACGGCAAGGAAAACCCACATGGATAGCACTTACTTGCTGGATCATCATTCTCTCGATGACTTGAGATAAGGTAGCCGCTGGATCATTTTTCACAGAATCACCTCCATTTCTGTCGTGAAGTCTCCGGTGCGACTGATATGATGGCTGCCACTACGTACATACACACGACCCTCGAACTGCGAATAGGTCAGATCAATAACAGAAGCCGTTGTGATCCGATGTTGTAATTGGGATTGTACATTGAACCCCTTAGCCCCAGCTTCCTCGAACCGTTCCGGCGTCCCAATCAGACCACTCTCTTTAGATAAAGTGAATACGTTGTCCCCACCACGCCGTAGACTTCGAACATATAACTTCCCTTTATTGATGAATACAGATGTGCCACAGTCTTTAGCGACTTTAGCTATAATGTCAGCGGCAGTCCCTTTTGCCGTGTAACCTTCTTTATACTGGTAATCTACATTGAGACTCATCTGAGCGATAGGAAGATGAATCTTATCAGCCATTTGCTTGATGATGTAGCTACCCCTTGTATTTTTGGCATACACGATGTTGACCTCTTTACCCTTCACTGAATCCGCGCGATCCACTACAAAAATGGATGTTACCTTGTCCACACCTTCCCATAACGTCTGCGCCTTGGAAATGAATCCTTGTAGAATAAGACCCACATCTCCGACATAACCCGCATTCAACTTCACAATCTCACCTTGCTTCATATTGTTTAACGTCTTATCGGATAAGTTCCAGATCTTAATCTCGCTTTCATTAGGTAAGGCATTATTGTCAAAAGAAACCTTCGCCTCCATAGCATAACTATCCATCGAAAATGTACGATTAGCTATCAGCAGCTCTGCAACACGACCAAAGTTACGCATCCTCCACCTTCTCGTCTTCTATGACATATAAAAAAACACTCTCAGAGAGTGTTGTCCAAGTCACGGCTATACTGTTCTCAGACTCATCATAGGGCACGATAGAAAGCTTAGGGAATCGGTTATCCATAACATCGTAAAAAAGTGGCATGCCGTAAACCAATTTTTCCCCCAGTACTAATACTTCTCCGTCTCGCTCTAAATCAACGGTAAAAAAGTCGTGTTCTTCATTGTAATGAACTTCAAATGTGAACACTTCATCTGCCAGTGAAAGGTCGAACCGATAAGGAATCAGATTCTTCTCAATGTCAATGTACTCCATACGCCCTCCCCCCTTATTTCCATGAGCTGGCTTTCTCAAATTTCACTTTTTGCACCTTACCCTTAGGCTTGTTGTTGCTCTTTGTTGTTTGGTTCGTACTGGCTTGAGATTGACTCTGCTTGGTACTCTTCATCTGCTTCACACCTGAATTCGTAATCTTCCCGGCCTGAGCTTTGATTGCTGTAGGTAGCTTCTCTACGACGGAGGAGACCGCAAGTCGAACCTCCTTCATCGTTAACGTAAATGTGAATCCATCCGCTATCGAATAATCATGCTTAGATGAAAAACCCGAGAGTAATCCCGTAAACGTCGTCCGACCGGTAAACCGAACAATCTCACCATGATCTTGTGCTTTCACAATCATAGCCCGCGTCTGAGCTGCATCTTTGCCAACGATAACTCCACTGATGGAGAGCTTCCGTGCTTTACGCTGCACATGGTCACTCAGATCAATATCTCGTTCTACGGGTTGATCTGTAATATCAACATCGAAGCTTGGACTCTCATCCTCTACTAGAATGTAATGACCGTTAAGCATTGCCATTATCCACTCGCCTCCAGTCCATTACGTCGTAGTACACTTTCGAGTATCTTTTGCACTTCTTGTGCTACAACGGCTCCCATATTCTGTGCACTCTTCACATCTCCGCCACCTTCTACGGTGACCGGGACAGTGACATTGATGGACATTGCACCACCACTTGATGCCAATTTAGCTGGGTAGTTTCTTGCTGGATCTGCCGATGAATAGGATTTATTCTCTGCTGCTGTCATGACTCGTTCACCTTTGTGGAGTTCAGCGATGAATCCGTCAAAAGGGACATAAGCCATGCCCACGGCTAGGCTGGCATTGACAGCAGGTCCTCCACCTCCACCACTTTGAGTGCTAGGTGAGTCAGGTTTAATAGAAAACGTTGGAATAAGAGGGATATTTACGTTAAATGATTTACCCCCTAGCCATTCTGGCAACTGGAAGCTAAGGGCAGTGTTCACTTTTGTGATCATATCATTAAGTATACTAACAACCGCGTTGACTCCCGTTTTGAAATTGTTAACAACACCACCCCACATGTCAGACATAGTTTGTTTAATCCCTGCCCCAACCTCAATCATTACTCTCCAAAGTTCACCCCAATTCCCTGTAACGAGAGCTACAATCATTTCCCCTGCCGAGGCTACGATCACCTTGAAACTATCCCATAGTCCCATAAAAAAACCACCAATAGCAGAAAATATCGCTACAGTAAGTGTTGATAGTTGATTCCAATAACTTATTACAAACGCTACAAGAGAAACAATGGGAGTACCAAAAACCATTAATAAACTAAGTCCCCAAGTTCTTAAAAATTCCATAAGAATAGTTAATTTTTCAGAAATCCAAGGTAGGATCGTTCCCCAGTTTTTAATAATCAGCATAACGCCTGCTATAGCTGCTCCAACAAGTAATGCAATTCCAATGAGAGGTAGAAGTGGAGCAATCATTCCCCATATAGCTGGAATCACAGTCGTCATAATCATCATCGCGACCACACTAAGAGCCGGACCCAGAACATCAATATGATCAATAAAGAATCCTACCACCTCAGAAGCTAGTTCAAGCAAGGGCAGAAGCATCAATCCAAGCGGAATAAGAACACCTGTCTCAATTTGCCTCCCCATCGTTTCAAGTGCTTCTCCGGGTGATTCAAAATTCGTCTGATTCATCTGTTCCATCGTGTCCTTCGTCATATCAAACTGGCTTCTAGCTGTTCCCATAGCCGCAATAATGGGTGCATCTAATGACTTGAATTGATCCCCCATTAGAGCCACACCTATAGAATTTCGTTTCATAGGATCTTCGATCTCGGAGAGCATCTGCAGTATCCCTGAGAACGACTGCTTCGCTTGAGGTCCACCAGCGGTAAAAGTGCTGATCATTTGATCTGCATTCAGCCCGAGCGATTGAAATGCCTTTCTCGTTTCATCTGATCCATTCGTAGAAAGTGTACTGAATTGCTCAATCGCAGATCCCACAGTATCTAGACTAAGCTTGCCGTTATTCGATCCCGCAGCTAGAGTATCGAACATTTCATTAGCGGTAAATCCTAACGCCTGAAATGGTTTAGAGTATTGACTAGCCGTCTCTACAAGCTTGCCTGATTGATCTAATCCATTTTGTGCTCCTTGCGCTAATAACCCCATAGACTGTTCTGAGGTAACGCCGAAAGCTTGCATCATTTTATCTGCGGTCTTAACAGATTCTGTGACTTCATAGCCAAAGGCATCCTTTAATAACAATGCATTCTTTGTTGTATTCTGAAGATCATTCCCCGTTTGTTTGGTCACTTGCATCGTTGTAGCGATAGCACTACCTAGATCTCCCCAAGACTCACCTATATTCTGGTTGTATAAGTTATTGGCAATATCCTCTGTCGCTTTCATCTGTGCATTTGTAGCACCTGTCGCTTGTTGAATTGTCGTCATCGCATTGGAATATTCATCTGCTGCAGCTATTGCTTTCTTTCCTATAGATATACTTTTAGCTGCAATATTTAGTTTTTTGATTTGCTCGGTTAGCGCATCTGTCTTCTTTCCTGCTTCCTTTAGTGCAAAGCTGACAACTTTGAATTCTATCTCATAAGTGAGATCACCAATCTTCACATCACCCAATTTATTCACCGCCCTCTTATACAAGAAAAAGCACCCCTATGGGTGCTCATTTCTTATTCATTTCCTTTTTTTGATACTCCATATAAATATCTAAGGCTGCATTGGCTTCTGCGAGATCGTCATGATCCATCTTATCTAGATCACTATAGGAAATATTCATATCAGATAACATGAGCCGCCACATAAACCAATTCTCTTTAGCCTTCCTGCGGGCTTCCGCCTTGCTGATGGTCATCCGAGTCACCGTCCTCGTCTTGACCGGAGATGAATGCGTAAGCTGCATTGATGACTTCGGAATATTCCTTATAATCGGAGAAATCATCAATTTTCATCTTAGGATTAACGACAACGTGCTTCAGCACTTCTTCGGCCAGACGTTCCTCAATAACAACACCATGTTTGTTCATCGCTGCGTCCTTGATTTTGGATACAGTCCGCACTCCTGGATGCTGGAACATGTATTCCTTTTCCAAACCTTTAGATGTATAGCTTTTCTGTTTAAACATGAATGATCGTCTCCTTTAGTTTACTCGACCTCATGGTCAAGGCATTGAATTTCGTACTGACGGTCTTCCGCTTCATTACCATAAGTGCGAGTCGCAGGCTTTTTAACAAAAGCTTGTGTCACCGTAATCGTTTCCTTACGCTCACCATTAAAGATAATCGAGATCGGAACAAGTTTACCTGTCCGTGCTAACTTATCTAAATAAGCAACCTGTGGGCTGGTCGGAAACAATGTCAAGGTAAGTGTCCCCAATGGATTATTTACTTTGGTCATTACCACATCACCCTGCGAACCTACCTTAGCCGTCTGAGCATCTTCATCCTTCTCGAATTCCACCATATCTTCTGAGAATCCAGTAATATATACCCCGCCAATTGTCACGGTCAGGTCCATCGGATCATAAGTTGTTGCCATGATTAATGCCTCCCTTTACAGCTTAATTACGCCGCTAATTTTAGTTTTGTGAATGGCTCCAGCCAATTCGAATGTGAATGAACCGTCATTGTATTCGCGCTTCTCCCGATCCGCTGGATCCACTTGGGAGCGAGGCTTAAAGGTCGTACTATACAACGGCAGATCGTCATCATCATGAGCAATCATGCCATTCAAGTCAGCACGCTTCAGTACCGTCTTCACTTCACCCTCAATTTGAGAGATTCCATTGTTATCGTAGCGAATTTTGTCCTCTCGATTGAACAGCTTCTGTACCGCTAATTCAATACTTTGCGTCACGTAGTCCTGAGAATGAATAATATCGATGTATTCACCACTAACCGTCATGCCTTCACTCGTGACATCATCACCCGCTTTCGTCACATACGTATTTGCAGCCAGCTCATGAATACTCATTAGCTCAGAGGTATCGATATCCATCGGAATGATTCCACGTAACGTCAGGTTTTTCCATGTTAGACTCCCTGGTAGTGTTGAAGCTGCTCGTCCGATCCATGCTGCCTCCGGATAGTTAGATGACTCGGTATGATAGAATACAGCTGTACGTGTATATTTCTTAGCCTTAACTGTAGCTAGGTTAGCCTTGTTACTACTTCTCGCCAAGAACACCCGCGTTCCATTCTGCTCTACAGCATCAGCAATAGCCGTAATATCAGCCAATTCGTTAGAAGTAGATACTAAGAAGTACCCGTCCTTTGCAAACACCTGATCTAGCAAATCTGCTAGCGTTTCGCCTTCGGCTTTATGAAGCATAATGGCAATCTCGGCGGGTGCGTTATCACCTTGATTGAAGATGGCATAAGCAGCCTTGTATACTTCCGTATTCTCCGGGAAATCCTTCTTTACGCCTTCCAAGTCAGCATACGTCGTGTATTCCAACCCGCTTTCACTCGAACCTATAATCATCGGCTTGCCAAAACCAAGCTTTGGTGTTGGACGTTGAATATCAATCGTTACGGTTACATCATTTCTTACTGACAATATCCTCAACTCCTCTGTATATTTGTTTGTTCAATCCATTCCAGATCCGATTCCACGATATCGACCGTGCGGAATTGTACGTCAAATCCTTGTCTGCGTTCCCATTCCTTATTCACCTGAATATCACGATTACTTACTGATCCAATCTTCACTACGACAACGTTAACTTTCTCTTTCAATGCTGTATGACCCACTGTTTTGAACCAATCCCTGGCCACTAATGCGTTCTGAATTCGGCTCGTCTGATCATGATCATAAGATAGGAATGTCACGGTGAATTGAACCGTCTCCATCTTGACAAGCTTGTCACTTCCTTGCGTGACGACTGGGAAACCACGATTACTATGGAATCCATCTGAGAAATCATAGGTTAAATAACCACCTACCGGAATTCCCTCTGCACCATTCATTTCAATGACTTCTTTACCCACATGAGTAGATAGCCCTTGCATGATCAGAGAGCGAATGTCTTCCAATGCGATCATAGGTGCCTCCTTTCTTCCATATTGATATAGAGTGGTCTTACCTCTGTTCCCCCGCACCGCACCCTTGACGATTCACGTCTAAGGTCAATGAACTGACCTACAGCACAGCCGAGTTCTGCAGCGATAAGGGGCAGCAGATGCACCCGAGAGTGTTCCTCTCTATGTATCTACTATATCTTCGAGCCACCGCCATAAGGCTGTCAGCTTGCCGCCAGCTTGCCGCCAGTTTACCGTCACTTTCTCAAATCACTCCCCAGAGCTTTAAGCTCTCCGTCATAATGGCAACGCCCTTCTCAATCCTGCGATCTATCGTTCGCTCACTCATCACATTGCGGAATTGAATCGAAGTAAGTACATAACTGCGATTCTTGAAATAGCGATGTTCTATGATTCGTTTCACTTCTTCATCTAATATAAGAGAGTGTGCTAAGAGAAGACTGTCCACTAACTGTTTGTACTGTTTATTCACTTGCTGCTCTTGCGGGGTAAGCTCCGGTTTGTGAGACAAGCCCATTAACATCTGGCACATCTTAGGGTAATCTTTCAAAAGTACTCTCGTCGTTTGCTTGTCACTAACACTAATAGAAGAAATAAGCACGTTCATTAGGGCTCCTCCTCATAATATGTAAATTTAATTTACTATATTGCTATGACTATATAAGCCAACAGAATCGTTTACGGGTTGTTGCGCTAATAATATTTACGATATATAATCAAAAGTAAATATTAATTTCTTTTTCCAATCTATAATTAGATTACAAGTCTTACTATGTTTACCCCCTTATTTTCGTCGTAATGCGATTATAATTGTAAATAATTTTTACGTCAATAGTAAGTGATATTTTCGTTTATTTGGAGGGATTGTTGTGTCCACTGGTTTGAGAATCAAATTACTCCGCGCAAAAAAGGGCCTCACACAAGATCAGATGGCCGAGCAATTAGATATGAATCGTGCTAACTTTTCGAATTATGAAAGGAACAAAGCTGTTCCACCAGGGGAGACGCTAATGAAGATAGCCAAAATCCTAAATACCACAACAGACTATCTTCTTGGGGGAAGCGACAATCCGAATCGTATCCCTGAGTGGGCAACCCCAAAAGATATGAAGGACTTCAAAGAAATGCTTGAAGAAGATGGAGATTTGATGTTCGATGGAATACCGCTTAATCATGATGATAAGCAGAAAATAAAGGATGTCCTGACAGGTCTTTTCTGGGAAGCTAAACAAATGAATAAAGAAGCTCTAAAAAAAGGTAAGCAAAAAAGACAAAATAACGAATAA